GGCCGATCCTTCGAACGACAACTACGACCGGATCAAGGCCGGGATGCAGGACACCATTGGTGGCCTCAACGTCGACCCCACCCTGAAGATGAAGTGGCAGGACAATTCCGAGCACAGCATGGCCATCACCCAGGTGGGTGTGCTGGCAGCTACGGATCCTGTCGGCTTCCTGCGGGGCGTGCATGCCCAGGGCGGCCTCACCACAGGGAAGGGCGCGGTCCCTGGTGGAGTCCCGGATACCCCGGCTGCTCCGGCTACTCCAACAGCCCCAGCTTCCGACATCTTCAGCAAGGTCATCCAGCAGGAGTCCGGAGGCAACCAGGGCGCGGTCAGCCCCAAGGGCGCCGTGGGCGTGGCCCAGATCATGCCGACCACCGGGTCCGAGGCTGCGGGGCTCGCCGGCGTGGCCTGGGATCCCGACAAGTTCAAGAACGACTCCACATACAACGCGCAGCTCGGCAACGCCTATTTCCAGAAGCAGCTGGCCACCAACAACGGCGACGTGTCCAAGGCGCTGGCCGCCTACAACATGGGTCCCTCGGCGCTGGCCGCCACGGTCGCCAAGTATGGGGACTCCTGGCTGCAGCACGCGCCGGCTGAGACCCAGAACTACGTATCCTCCATCATGTCGACGGTCCCGGCTGCCGCTACGGTTCCCGCGGCCTCGGCGATGACGGTGGAACCGCCGGACGTGCCCCAGGTTCAGCCGCTCACCGATCAGCAGATCGGGCAGGCCGCCCCGGGCATCTCTGGCTGGGGCAAGCTCACCTGGCCAGAGAAGGTGGCTGCGGTGCGCCAGGCAGAAGCGGCCATGGGCGCCGGGCTCGCCAGCGACCGGGGCAAGATGGACGTGGTGCTGCGCGACATGTCGGCCAGCTTCATGGCTGGCAAGGGTTACGCCAGCGCCCCCGGTGCGCCTCCCCCCGACGTCAGCCTGGGCAACCTGCAGCGCCTCTACGGCGTGGACGGCGGCCAGCGCAAGTTCGACGACCTGGCCAAGGTGAAGGATGTCGGGGGCGCAATCGCTCAGCTCGCCACCATGACCGATGCCCAGATCCAGTCCACCATCAATCGGCAGGACGTGGCCGGCGGCCCGGGCTTCGCCGATCAGAACCCCGCGGCCCGGGCTTTCATCGAGGCAGCCGCAGCCGTCACCCAAGCGCGCAACGTCGACTTCCCCCAGTTCGCCATCGACAATGGGATCGGCGGGGCCAAGCCCATCGACTTCTCCACCGCCCAGAACTTCCAGGTCGGCATCCTGAACCGGCTACCGCTGGCCACCTCAGGCCGCAACGACTACGGCGCTCCGGCAGCGCATCTCCTGACCAAGGACGAGGCCTCGGGCCTGGGCGATCTGCTCAACCGGATGAACCCCCAGGACCAGATGTCCTACGTCAAGGGCCTCAGCACAGCGCTTACCAATCACCCGGGCTGGTCCGCTGACGTTTGGCATCAGGTCGCCCCGAAGAATGCCATGCTGCCCATCGCCGCGGGCATCTCGGCCAACCGTGGCACCGTGCCGACGGCAGCCGGCGCGCAGACCGGCGACATCGTCGGCCAGTACGTGCTGGAGGGCAACCACATCCTGATGGGCGGGGCGCCCGACGGCGACGGCACGAAGACCGGCCGGGCCATGAACCTGGACGACAATACCTTCAACACGATGTTCAGTCAGGCCGTGGGCCCGAACGCGTTCTCCAGCCCCGACGCGCAGCGCAGCGCCCAGGTGGCGGATGACACCTACCAGGCCGTTAAGTCCTACCTCGCGGCCGACATCTACAAGCGGGGCATCGACCCCAAGGCCCTGGCGCCGAAGGACGTCGAGAACGCGGTCAACGCCGTGACTGGTGGTATGTCCTGGCAGAACGGCAGCAAGGTATTTCTGCCCTGGGGCATGAACAAGGGCGCCTTCGACGGAAAATTTCAGCCGGCGGTCTCTGCTGCGCTGGACCGTTCGGGGCTCAAAGGCACGGCCCTGGACACCTCGGACGCATTCCAATATGCTAATTGGGGCGAAGGCAAATACCTCATCACCATGGGTGGCCGGGCGCTGCAGGGCAACGATGGCAGGCCGGTCATGGTGGACATCAACAACCTGGCCCCCGGGGTCCATGCCCGGCCCAGCGTTCAACTGCTGAAGTAGGGGGAGACGTGGGCTTCGTTTCGAACATGCCGGACGACGACTACCGGGCGGCCACGGTGGGGATGAACCAGCCGGCCACGCCCTTCGTGCCGGGCATGTTCACCGGCACCGTGGACGCGCTGGAGAAGGGCGTCGTCGGGGCGGTCGGCAAGATCGGCAAGACCCTCACCATGCTGGGCGACTACCAGGGCGCGGCCAACGCCGGGCAATATGGCTGGGCGCAGAGTCTGGTCCCACCCAGTTCGGCGCCGCCCACCGAGCCGGTCAATATCGGCCCGGGCGAGAACCCGCTGTATTCGGACGCTCAGCTGAAGGCGCTCCAGGACTGGTCGGCCATCGATCCGCGCACCCACGGCACTGGCGCGCAGATCCTGGGGTCTACGGCGCAGGGCTTGGCCATCATGGGCCTGGGCTCGTTGATGGGCACTCCCTTGGCCGGGGCTGGCGCCCTGGGCGTCACCGAGGGAAGCAACGACTACGCCGACACCACCGCGGCGGGGATCGACCCGGACACGGCACTGGCTAAGGCCGGGCTCACGGGCGTGGCGGCCTTCGCCGGCGCAGCCGTGCCGATGGCGGTCAGCGGCCGGGTGGCCATGCGCCTGGCGGGCATGGGCTTGTCCGCTGAGGTGGCGGGCAACACCGCCCTGTCCAGCGTGTTCTACGGCGCGGGCCGCGCGGCCGCCACCATGGCGGGCACGGCTGCGGGGAAGATCGCCACCTCGGGCGTGGCCATGACTGCGTTCGGCGCGGGCAACCGCTTCCTCACCAGTCACCTCCTGGAGTCTGCGGGCTACCCTGAGATGGCAGCGCAATACAAGACGCTCGATGCGCAGGCTATCGTTTCCGACCTGGTCCTGGGCCTAGCCTTCGGCGCCGGCGGTGTGATGGGCGAGAAACTTGGGGATAAGTTGAACCCGCTGGAGCGGCCCGACCCTTCCCAGGTCGAAGCTGCGCTGGAGGGTCGCAAGGCTGAAATGCGGGCGCGGGGCGCGGCCGGCTTGCCCACCGATCCCGCTACCGCAGGCCTGGACGCTGAGCTCTCCGACCGCGCCCTGGGCAACATGCTGCGCGGCCGGGAAGCGGGCGTGACTCCGGACGAGGCCCAGCTGATCGTCACCCATTCGCTGATGGATCCCGAGCGCGTCCAGCTGCACCAGGACATGGCCAACGCCTTCCGCGTCGTCTATGGCGACCTGGCGGAAACCGCGGTGCCGTCCCGCAGCGGGTGGGCTGATCTGGAGGGCAACGTCCCCGACCACCTCGCCAACCGGTTCGCCCAGGACCGCAGCACGTCTGAGTCCAGCGTGGTTCGGTTCCAGGCCGAGTTCGATGCGCTGGAGGCCAGGGCACAGGCCGTTCAGGATCGGCTGCGGACTCAGCTACCCAACATCGAGGGTTACGATCCAACCCACGCCGACATGGCCAAGGCGCTCAACGCCTTCCCTGAAGTGAAGCGGGAAGCGCAGGCCATCGCAGCGCAGCAGGACGCGGTCGAGGCCAAGCTGAACGCAGCGCACGAAGCCCAGCAGCAGACCCTCGACCGGTGGCGGGCATTCCAGGAGCCTGTGACGGAGCCGACTGCGTCGAAGACCGGCGCGGAGTTTACGGCACGCTACGGCATGGAACCCGGGCAGAGCGCCTATCCCAACGAGCACACGGCTGAATACCGGGCCGCGCAGGCTGCGGCCAAGGCTGAGCCCCCGGTGCCCAAGGCTGAGTCCACCTCTGGGCTGAACCCCATGGCTGACGAGGCAGCCAACCAGCTCGCCGCGCGCCACCCGGACATGGACGTCCAGATGCCTGACGGCAGCACGGTCAAGGCCAGCCAGATGCCGGACGCGCTGAACGAGCAGATGGCCAAGGCCAACCAGGACTCCAACCTGTTCACCACCGCCATCGGCTGCTTCTTGAGGACCATGCTATGAAACCTGAATGCGAGCAGGCGATCAACAGCGCGGCCGGGCGGAAGCTCAGCAAGGGCGAACTGGACGGCATCGAGGAGCGCATCCATTCGTCCCTGCGCGATCTGGCCAGCCAGGACCGCGATGGGTTCCTGCGCATGTCGTTGCCCGAGCGCATGACCGAGGCGGCGAAGATGGCCAAGGAAAAGATGATGACCGACGTGGTGCGAGCCCACGAAGCTACCATCCGTGAGGCTGGGCGCAAGGCGGCGCTGCAGTCCGAGATCGCCAGCGTGGTACCGGGAAAGAACGGTCAGATCCAGGCGATCCGCGCCAAGATCAACGGCATTGAGGCGAAGACCGAGGGCATCGCTTCGGCCTTCTTCTCAACGACCGAGGGCGCGCATGAGGCGGCCGGGGGCAAGCTCTTCGGCCTGTTCATGGACCCCACCCAGCACTTCAACATCGCCAAGGCTCTGTTCGGCGAGGAGACGACGCCCGAAGCGCAGCGCGCTGGCGACTCCCTGCACAAGATGATGGACGCCATGGCCGATCGGTACCAGCGCGAGGGCATCCCGCTCAACGCCCGGGAGGACTACCGCACGCCGCAGCCCCAGGAGCCCTACAAGGTGGCCAAGGCGGGCAAGGACGCCTGGGTTGAGGACCACATGAACTGGGTGGACCGGAGCAAATACGTCAACTCCGATGGCTCCCGCATGAACGACGACCAGATGCGCAGCATGTTGGGCGAGTCCTACCGGTCCATCTCCACCGACGGCGCCAACAAGCGGGCCGAGGCGGCAGGCGGGGGCTACGGTGGATCCGCCCTGGTGGGCAGCACCAAGAACGCTCCACGCCAGCTCTTCTTCAAGGACGCCGCGTCCTGGCAGGCTGCGATGGAAAGCTACGGCCGCTCCACCAACATGTACGAGCTGGTATCGTCCCATGTCCGCAGCATGGCAAAGGACATCGCCATGACCGAGACCTTCGGCCGGGACGCCGACACCAACGTGAAGCAGATCCTGGCCAAGGCCTTCGAGAACGACCAGAACGCCGTGGCCGGCAAGGACCGGCAGAGCGTGCGCGAGTTGAGCGCCAAGGTGCAGCGCATCTATGACGCCCTGGCCCACCCGGATCGACCCGGCAACGAATACTGGGCCAACGTCGGGTCCCAGACCCGTGGCCTCATCGGCTCCACTCAGCTCGGCTCACTGGTGGGCGCGCTACCGGACATCGCTGCCATGAAGATGGCCGCCGAGCACAGCGGCCTGCCCCAGATGCGGGTGTTCCGTAACATGGCAGACGCCATCATCATGAGCCCTGAGGGCAAGAATTTCTTGCACCGCATCGGCGTGTGGCAGGAAGGCTTTCAGCATGCCGGAACTGCGATCGCCGGAGATGAGTTCCGCAACGGTTGGGGCAACTGGATGAACGAGACCACCCACAAAGCTATGGGACTAAACGGCTTCGACCGAGCACTGCGCACTGGCATGGGCCGCACCGTGCTGGACATGCTGGGCGAGTTCACCCGCAAGCACGACACCCTAGCCAGCGCCGACGGTGAGGCGCGCTTTCTGGGTAAAGGGGGCATCACCGAGGACCACTGGGCCACCTGGCGCGCGGCCGATGTGGAGAAGGGCCGTGGCAACGAGACCCTGCTGACCCCCGAGTCCATCCACAACATCCCCGATGCCAAGCTGGATCCGCTGGTCGAGAGCCGGGTGGCGGCGCGCAGCGAGATCTTCCAGAACGAGATCACCAAGCGCGATGCGCAGATCGCCCGGCTGGGCGACAACCCCGACGGCGCCCGGGTCCAGGAGATCCGCGATGCCTTCCAGGCCAAGCACGACAGCATCCTCAGCGAAGAACGGGCTAGCATGAAGGATGAGGCGGCGGAAAAGCTCATGGAGGTGGCCGCCCAGCAGATGCAGTTCGGCGCCCGGGGCGCGTCCAAGTCCAGCCTCGAAGACCGAATGGCCTTTGGGGTGGAGAGTTCCAAGGATGCCGGCACCTTCATGGGTGAGCTGAAGCGCTTCATGGTGCAGTTCAAGAGCGTGCCGCTGGGCATCTTCCGCGCCCACTTCGACGCGATGAAAGACCTGGACGGCTGGGGCAGCAAGGCGTCCTACGCTGCGCGCTTCGTCGGCTACAGCACCCTGATGGGCGCCTTGGCCACTGAGTTGAAGGCGGTCATCAACGGGCAGAACCCTCGCGACATGAACATCGGAACCGATGAAGGCCGGAAGTTCTGGATGGAGAGCGTGGCGGCCGGTGGCGGCATGGGCCTCTACGGCGACTTGTTCGCCAATGACCGGACCAAGTTCGGCAGCGGCGCCGAGGTCCTGGCTGGCCCGGGCATCACCGCTGGCTACAACATCATCAAGGAGATGTCCAAGGCCAGGGAAGACGCGATGAATGGCGAGTCCAAGCACAGCTACGCCCTGGCCGCGCTGCGCCTGGTCCGGCAGAACGCCACGCCCTTCGCCAACATCTGGTATGCCAAGGCCGCGTTCAATCGGCTGGTCTACGATCAGCTGCAGGACCAGCTCTCGCCAGGGCATTCCCAGCAGCAGACGGCGCGCATGCAGAGGCATGGTGCGTCCTACTGGTGGACCCCAGGCACCACGTCGCCCCAGTCTGCGCCAGACCTGAGCCAGGGCTACCAAGACCGTTGAGAAATAAGCCACAAGTTGTCATAATTGAAACGACCACTGGCCCCCGCACGGGACAAGCCTGAACCAAGTCACAGGAGCTTTCATGACCGTTCAGAGCAACAACCCGGTGGTTAACTACACGGGCAATGGCGTCACGACCAGCTTCAACGCGCCTTCGAACTGCATCTCGGCGCCGCTGGTGATCCTCACCGACAACACCATTCCGGCTTCGCCTGTGGTGCGGACGCTGGTGCTGAACTCGGACTACACGCTCACCTCGGTGGGCGGCCTGTTCGTCACCGTGTCGCTTTTCGTGGCGCCCAAGAACGCGGTGCAGGTTCTCTCGATCCTGCTGAACGAGCCCTTCACGCAACTCACCCACTGGGTTGAAGGCGACCCGTTCCCAGCTGCTTCCCATGAAGCCGCGGCTGACCATGCCGTGTTGCTGGCGCAGCAGCTGCAGGGGCAGATCCAGAACCTGGCTTCGCCTGGGCTGACCATCGCGCAGATCCTCGCGCCTCTCGCCTCCCCAGCCGCAGGACAGGGTGACGCACTGCTGGCGGTGAAGGCTCCATATCCCAACGCAGCTTCTCGTTTGCAGCACAATAAAAATGCTGATGTTGTCTCCTTGACTGATTGGCCTGGAATCGACCTGACTGGGGTTACGGATAGCACTACAGCGATTCAGGTTGCCGTCAATGATGCAACCAATACAACCAACGGCTATTTCAGCGGCGTCAACGTGAACCTTCCAACCGCTGTCATGCCAACTCCCGTAAAGATCAGAGTTCCAAAAGGAACTTTGAGAATCGATGGGACGATATTTTGCCCCATTGGTTGCAGTTTCGAGTTCGACGGAACCATAATCAGTCTGGCGAATAATACCACTGTTGCGGCATTCCGTTACAATCCCGGCTATATCGGGGGGTCAATTTTTGTTTGCGCACACACGACCTTCCGAGGCTGTCAGGTCATCGGGAATTCGTCAACCTATAACACCAATACTTACCTTTGGAACATCTACCGGATGCCCTATTTCAACGGGGAGGACGTTACCTGTTTCTACACTCAGATCGCCAACGTTGTTGGTGAATCCATCCTAACCCATTTTTTTCACGTAAAAAACTA